AGCCGCCGTGTCCGTCCAGGGATCGCCCGGAACCGCCGGAACCCCCAGGCCCGCCACGCTCCGCGACGAGCTTCGTGAGAATCTGCGTCGCGCCCTCGGGGGCTGACGCGGCGAGATAGGGTACCGGCGTCGAATGTGAGCCAGCCCTCCGTTCGTTCTGAGCGCAGTCGAGCCGAAGGCCGGCGAAAGCCAACGACGCAGCCCCCAACGGTTGTGTCAGCCCAGCGCACTTCGACTTCGCTCAGCGCGAACGGCGCTGGGTCAACGCTCGAAGTTCCGGCCTGTCTCACCGCTTCGCTCCGCGGAAATTCCGCGCGACGCTTCCAGGAGCCAAGTCATCATGGGACTGATCAATCCATCCGCGACGATGAGCGAAGTCGTCACGACCACTCTTCGGAACCGATCCGGGGAGCTGGCCGACAATTACACCAAGAACAACGCGTTGCTGAATCGCTTACGCAAGCGCGGCACGGTCAAGCCGGCGTCGGGCGGGCGTACCCTGGTGCAGGAAGTCGCCTATGCCGAGAATGGCACGTTCAAGCGCTATTCGGGCTATGAGACGGTCAATATCGCGCCGTCCGACGTGATCAGCGCGGCCGAGTTCAACTGGGCCCAGGCGGCGGTCGCGGTGACGATCTCGGGCGCCGAGGCGCTGATGAACAGCGGCGAGGATGCGATCCTCGATCTGCTGGAAGAGCGGGTGAACATCGCGATCGGCACGCTGACCAACAATATCTGCGGCGATTGCTATTCGGACGGTACCGCCGATGGCGGGCGCCAGATCGGCGGCCTGCAATTGCTGGTCGGCGCCAACCCGACCACGGGCGTGGTCGGCGGGTTCGACCGATCGACCACCGCCGCCTCCTTCTGGCGCAACAAGAAGTTCAGCGCCGCGGGCGATGGCGGCACGGCAGCCTCGTCGAGCAACATCCAGGGCTATATGAACAAGCTCTATCTGAGCGTGTGCCGCGGTGCCGACCGGCCGGATCTGATCGTTGCCGACAACAATTATTACAATCTCTACTGGACGTCGCTGCAGGCGATCCAGCGCATCACCAAGGAGGATGATGGCGAGGCGGGCGCCGGCTTCGGCGAGCTTCGCTACATGCAGGCCGACGTGGTGTGCGACGGCATGATCGGCGGCTTCGCGCCGACCAACACCATGTACTTCCTCAACACCAACTACCTCTATTTCCGGCCGCACCGCGACCGGAACTTCGTGCCGATCGGAGACGATCGCAATAGCCCCAACCAGGACGCGATGGTGAAGCTGATCGGCTTCATGGGCAATATGACCATGAGCAATGCTTCGCTGCAGGGCGTGCTGGTGGCTTGAGCGTGGGCGGCGGGGCTGGATTGGGAGGATAGGTGACGCAAGATCCTCCCCGCGATCTCGCGGGGAGGGGGACCGCCACCGGAGGTGGCGGTGGAGGGGCATCAGGGCCAGGCGGGTCGCCGGGAAGAGCGCCCCTCCGTCAGCCCTGCGGGCTGCCACCTCCCCACGAAATCGTGGGGAGGATCCAATCAAAACCGATCCAGTCCCCAGCCCGGGACATTGTCACCGACTCTCCGCATATCGCGACAAGCCATTGTGACCACATCATTTCATCGCATCCGCGATGCCCTCATCGGAGGATAGATCATGGCATATATCGTTCTCGACGACGCGATCGGCTTCGTCGATCTCTATCTGGCCGACACGGCCGGCCCCGGCCCGTTCAACATCACCGCCGGCGGCACGACCTATGGCCGGATGAACTCGCCCGGCCTGGAGCTGCGCGGCTGGGACGCCAATCTGGGCGCGGGCACCTTCGTCTTCGCCAAAGCGGCGGCGGGCGTGACCGCGACCCAGGTCTGCGAGCTCACCCAGTCGGCGACGTCGGGCCGCTACGACGTGTCGGCCCAGCCCTGGGCGGGCGGCGCCAACAGCGCCAAGCCTTTGGTGGTGGCGATGGCGACCTTGTCGGCCGGCCAGTGGGGCTGGTTCCAGCTGCAGGGGCTGGCGGTGGCATCCGTGTCCGGCGCGCCTGCGGCGGGCAATCCCGTCTTTTGGCAGGCGTCCGGCACGGTCAGCCCGACCGTGGTCGCGTCCAAGGCGGTGCTGAATGCGCAGTTCGCGTCGGCCACGGGCGTGACGATCGGGTCGGGCGGGTCGGCGGTGACCTTGAGCGGGTCGCAGGCCTTGCTGCTGCTCAACCGGCCGTCGGCGCAGGGGCCGATCACCTGAACCCTGGCCTTGACCTGGTGATGGGACTCTGACGCCTCGCGCGTCATTGCGAGCCCCGCAGGGGCGCGGCAATCCAGACCCGCAGGACTGGATCGCCACAGCGCTTCGCGCTTCGCGATGACGGGGAGAGGAAGCCGCGACAGCGCTCCATATCAGGTTTCCACCACCTGCTCCGCCGGCCCGACGTAAAGGGCCGGCGGGGCGCCTTTCCGATCCCTATCGAAAGACTCCTCACATGTCGGACCATTTCCATGTCGACTGGGCGAGCGTGAAGCCGGGCCTTGCCAATGGCAGCGCGGTGCCGCTCGGCCAGGACGCCGAATACCAGGCCGAATTCTACATCGGCAAAGTCCCCAATTTCGAGATGACCGACTATCGCGAGCTGCCGCATCTGCGCCTGCAGATCCCCGGCTCCAAGACGGTCTACGACCAGCCCGCGCGGCTGGAGCGCCATTATGACCGCCCGTCCGACCCCGAGCGCTTCCCGCATGCCTGGGCGGCCTTCCTGAACGGACAGGATCATGACGGCGCGGGCACGCCGCTCGACCAGGTCGAGGGCATCGCCGCCAACGATATCCGCCGGCTGGAGATCAACGGCGTGCGCACGATCGAGCAATTGGCGAGCGTGGCCGATGCGCATCTGGACGGGCTGGGTTTTGGCGGGCGCGTGCTGCGCGAACGTGCACGCGCCTTCTTGGTCGGGCGGCCGAGCCTGGATCCCGAGAAGGCCGAGCTCAAGCAGCAGGTCGGCAAGCTCAACGACATATTGAGCGCCTTGCTGGAGCGCACCGGGATTTCGATCGACCAGCTTCTGCCCGCGGCCGAGGCTGCGGAGGCGGGCGAGGACAATGTGCAGGCCGAACCCGCTGCCAAGGCCCAGGGCCGCGCGCGCAGGACGGCGGACGGCTGATGGCGCGCGCCCTCCTCCAGATCGCGACCCAGGCGCTGGGCGAGATCGGGCTGGTCGCGCCCAGCCTGATCGCCGCCAATGCCGATCCGACCGCCATCCAGATCCTGAGCCTGCTCAACCGCGAAGGCCAGGAGCTGGCCGATCTGGAGGGCGGCTGGCCGCAATTGCGCGGGCAGCAGACCATCACCCTGGTGCCGGGGCAGGAGGCGTACGACTTTCCCGCCGACCTTCTTTATTACCGCCAGGGCAGCAGCTGGGATGCGACCACGCATCGGCAGGTCGCAGGTCCCGCGTCCGACCGGCAATGGCAGCAGGCGCGGTCCGGGTCGGGCGGCTTGTTTCCGGGGCTGCGCTATCGGCTGATGGACGGAAAGATCCATTTCGATCCGGTGCCGGTCGCCGCCGACCAGATCGTCTTCGAATATGTCTCGGCCTGCTGGTGCCAGTCCGCCGCGGGCGCGCCCCAGACCGCCTTCGCCGCCGATACCGACGTGCCGATCCTGCCCGACGATTTGTTCGTGCTCGGCCTCAAATGGCGGCTGCTGGCGGCCAAGGGCATGAATTATGCCGAGGAGCGCGCGGCCTATGATCTGGCCGCCGCGCGCAAGCAGGGGCGGGCATTCGACATGGGCCCGCTGCAGCTCAATCGCCGTCATCGCAACCGTCCGCCGGATTTCCCGGGCATGGCCGGCGCGATCGGCGGCTTCGACACGTCGGTCCTGACCGACGATCTCGGCACCATCATCGTGGAGGGGTGAGTGGGCACCGCAATCCTGGAAAAGCTGAGCCAGTCGCCGACCTTTCTGGCGCTCGCCTCACGCATGAGCGCGGCCGAGGCCGGCAAGGCCCCGCTCGCGAGCCCGGTCTTCACGGGCACGGTCACATGTTCGAACGACCTGCTTCAGCCCAACGCGACCTATATCAAGGGCACGCTGAACGGCGGAGCCACGACGCGCCTGTTCGGCCTCAATTCGTCCAATGCGCTTTACATCGGCGGCATCGACCAGACGATTTCGAGCATCCAGTTCGAGGTCGCGCAGACGCCGGTCGCCACGCTTGCCTCCGGCGGCCTCACGATGGCCGCGGGAAGCCAGCTGAGCGCATCGAATTTCAGCGCGGCCAACGCCTTGATCGGCGACGCCAATTTCGGGCTGAACTTCAACAGCGGCGCCCAGCCCTTCGTCGCTTTCGATAATGGCGATAATTTCAGCTACATCCGTTCGAGCAATATGTTCGTCTGGAACATCGCCAACACGGTCGTGCTGAGCGCGACGGCGTCCAACGTCGCTTTCGCGGGTTCGGCCACCTTCTACGATAGCCAGTTCTCGATGCTGCAAAGTGGCGGAACGCCGCTCTTGAACTTCGATACCGGCGATTATCTCCGCTACGATCGTACCGGCAATGCGTTCGGCTGGCTGATCGCATCGACCGTGCAGATGACGTTGGGCACGGATGGGCTTCACGTCGCGAACAATATCTATTCCGGAGATAATAACTTCGGCGCATTTTTTAGCGGTGGCGTTCAGCCTTATTATAGCTTCGATGCGGGGGATAGCTTTAGCTATATTAGGGCAACAAACATCTTTCAGTGGGTGGTCGGTGGTTCGTCGCTGATGCAGCTGGACAGCGCCGGAAAACTGACGGTCGGCGATACCAATTTCGGCGCGGTCTTCAATGGCGGGACGCAGCCGTTTATCGCCTTCGATAGCGGCGATTATCTCCAGTATACGCGCGCCAACAACACGCTGACCTTCAACGTCGCCGGTTCGGCGGTCGTGACGATGAGTGCGGCTGGCGGCGGAACATTGTCGGTCGGGGACGGCAATAACGCCTGGGGCATCAATGGCGGGATGCCCACGCTCCAATTCGACGTTGGCGATTATCTCCAATATGACCGCGCCGCCAACAAGTTCAATTTCTTCGTCGGCGGCACCAAGGTCGCGTCAATCGACGGCAGCGGCAATATGCGCCTGCTCGGCACGCTCACCCAATCGACCACGCCATGAGGAGCAGCCGATGCGGAGCGCCCTGATGATGCAGCGGAGAGCAGGCGCCCGCCGCGGCGCGGTCGTCCGGACGGCGACCGTGCCGGCGCCGGTGCGCGGGCTCAACGCGCGCGATTCGATCGCGGAGATGGGCCCCACCGACGCGGTGACGCTCGACAATTTCGTGCCGGGGACCAGCGATGTGTCGCTGCGGCTGGGCTATCGATCCTGGGCGAGCGGGCTGACCGGCGCGGTCGAGACGCTCATGTCCTATCGCTCGACCAGCACGAACCGGATGTTCGCGGTCGCGGGCGGCAGCCTGTACGACGTGACCAACCTCGGCCCGGTCGGCACGCCCATGCTGACGGGCCTGGGCAACAGCCGCTGGCAGTGGGTCAATTTCGGCACGCCCGGCGGCCAGTTCCTGCTGGCGGTGAACGGCGCGGATCCGATGCGCGTCTATAACGGCACCGCCTGGTCGACCGTCGGGCTGGGGACGGGGGCGGCGATCAGCGCGATCAGCTTCGTGGGCACGACCGCGACCGTCACCACCGCGACCCCGCATGGATTGAGCCCGGGCAACACCGTGACCGTCACCGGTGCGACGCCGGCCGCCTACAATGTCGCGGGCGCGGCGATCGCGATCGTCAGCCCGACCCAGTTCAGCTACACGATGGCGAGCACGCCGGCGTCCAACGCGACGATTGTCGGAAGCTATGGCTATGCGCTGGCGGTGACCGGATTCGACACGGCGAAGGCGATCCAGATCAACGCCTTCGGCCAGCGCATCTGGCTGGTCGAGAAGAACAGTTTCCGCGTCTGGTATCTGGGGCTGCAGTCGATCGCGGGCGCGGCGACCAGCCTTGATTTGTCGTCGCTGTTCAGGCTCGGCGGTGCGCTCGCGGGCATGCTGACCTGGACGGTGGCGGGCGAGACGGTGACGCAGCAATATGCGGTGTTCATCTCCACCCAGGGCGAGGTGGTGATCTTTTCGGGCTATGATCCCGCCAATTCCGCCACCTGGGCGTTGGCCGGATCGGCGCGGATGGCTTCGTGCCCCTGAGCCAGGTGCTGCAGCTCGATCGCAAGAACAATGCGGATGCGATCAGCAACCGGATCGTCAACGCCGCCAATCAGGCGGTGCAATCCTATTCGGTCAATTTCGGCTGGCAGGTCGCGCTGCATCCAACCGGCAACAAGCTGATCGTCAACGTGCCGTTGGTCGAAGGCAGCACCGCGATCCAATATGTGATGAACACGATCACGGGCGCCTGGTGCAGCTATTCGGGGCTCAACGCCAATTGCTGGGAGGCGACCCAATCGGGCCTGTTCTTCGGCAGCGCGGGCAAGGTCTATCAGGCCGAATATGGCCATGACGATGACGGCAAGTCGATCCTCGGCACGATGAAACCTGCCTTCAACACGTTTGGCGCGCCGGGGCGGAACAAGCGCTTCACCCAGATCCGGCCGATCATCGTCGGCGCCGGCAATCCTGCGATCCAGATCGACCTGACGGTCGATTTCGCCGATCCCGAGCCCACCGCCACGCCGCAGGTTTCCGCGCGCGATCCTTTCCCGCAATGGAACGTGACGCCGTGGAACAGCGCGCGCTGGGTGCCGATCACGCAGGTGATCAGCCATTGGCAGGCCGCGCCCGGCGTGGGCATCGCCGCGGCGGCGCGGATGATGGTGAATGTGAAGGGCGCGCCGCTGGCGTTCGAGGCCCTGACCTATGCCTATGAGGTGGGCGGCCTGTTCTGATGCTGCTCGAGGCGGTGGGGCAGGGGCGCTACATGCTGGTCGACGATCGCATGCTCGACTGGATCGCGGCGCGGATTCCCCAGGTGGGGCCGGACCATGACTGGC